AATGACTAGGTTTAAAATCTAATCATTGCTTTTTTCTTTTTAAATCTAGGGGTATCGCAACATTTTGGAATTATCTTAATTAGTCATATGTTTTTTTATTTCATTTTTTTATAAAAAAGACAAATACATTCTTAAGAGTATTGCAACTTTTAAACCTGAATATAAGTAAAAACAGTATTAAATGATGTACTAAATAAAATAAACTTTAAGATGCGATACCTATGTAATAGCCACTTATTTTATCAAAAAACTATAACTTACAATTGTTAATATAATGTCTAACTGAAATAACGAACATGTAAGGATAAACATTATATAATAAAGTAAAATGCATAAAAATATTATTTCATTTTGAAAGGAGAAATTCATATTCGCACAACCTTAATTTCCCATTTTTATAATGAAGAATATTTACTTCCTTGGTGGTTAATGCATCATACCAAATTATTTGACCATGGCATTTTAATTAATAGAGGTTCAACAGACCGATCTGTTGAAATATGTCGTCAATTCGCTCCTAATTGGGAGGTGCGTGATTCAAAAGTTCCAGAATTTGATGCAATATTAGTCGATCAGGAAGTAATGGATATTGAAAAAGAAGTGAATGGTTGGAAAATGGTATTAAACACGACTGAGTTTCTTTGTTGTATTGATAAAGAAGCATTTTTTTTATCACTTAGTCTTTTAGGACAAAATATGTATTTGATTAGAATGATTATGATGATAGATGACCCTGATTATGGTTATAAAGATCCAAGATATGGACTTCCTTTAGTTAAACAACGATATCATGGCATTTTTTCTGATAAACCGATAGGGGTATTTTTCGGGAGGTTCATTCACAATCATGTACATGGAAACTATACAACCGGAAGACATTCAACCAAACTAATTTTTTCCAGATACCTTTATCCTGCTTTCATTTTAAAGTTTTTTTATAGTCCTTGGACTGATAGAATGCGAAAACGGAAACTCCAAATTGCTCCCACTCTTTCAGAAGCTAGCGCTCAACAATACAATTTAAAAGACCATTACGGAACTTCATTAGATCATTTAGAACTGCTTTATAAAAAGTATGCCAAGGAAACTCAAGACCTCCGTTTAAACCCAGAATATAAAACATTATTTCCAGATTTATAGTAGTAATTTTTACTTTCAATAACGATAATTATGTAAATAAGCTGTCCATATGGGCAGCTTATTTTATTTTTCCGCATAGCGTAGGTTATTTTGCAAAATGTTGGTGGTATCTCTATACAGTTACTCATAATTTTTGTACTGTGTAACTCAAAAGAGAAAGTTAAATGAAATCAATGATAACAAGGGATTCGGCGATAGGGTCAGTTACACACAATATAAGATATGGGTAAGTGGCAGTATCAAGGTATCAAATGGTGTATATACATAAATATAAAATGTAAGGGGGAGGTAATTGTGATTCATGCTAAATGAAGAACTATTAGAAGTAATAATTAAATATAAAAGGAATACTGGAAGAAATCCTTATATGTTAAAGTTAAATCCAACTTATTTTAGAAATATTCTAGAAGAATTGAATTATCCACAGTGGATTATTAAAAAGAAAATGACAGAAATGAAAAAAAGCATATTCGGTGTACCAGTGGAATTAACAGGTGCAGTGGAAAAATTTGAACTATGAAGACGTTGGCAGAGTCGTGACCGCTTTTTGGCAGGAAATGTGTCGGTTATTTTGGAATTAACGTGTTATATTTGTATTGTGGGAAGTGGTGGGAAACACAACTCACTATGTTGTTCCTAAAATTCTAAACGGTTCATAATGACGGCACATAAAATCCGAAACCAGCAGATGGTAGTGATTGAATGATACCGCTATTAGGGAGAGCTTTTGCTCTTCTTCTAGTTACTTAGTATTGTGCAAACAGATTGTTGTAGCAGCATTAGGTGACTGGAAGAAGACTAAAACTTCATTTACCGTACTTAAAATACAAAATAATAATTGATAACAAAGCATCCAGTAGGGTGTTTTTTATTTTGGAACAAGAATAAAAGAAAGAACATTACCAGAGGATTATCTGTGATGAATAGTGCTGTTTTACCTTACAAAAGTGTAATGTAATGGCGCTAGTTATTTTTTTGTGTACCATCTATAATAAAGTTTGTAAGAGAACGGATGTACCCGCTCTTACAAAATATAAATAGATATATTGATTTAATAAGGAGATTAAACATTATGAATGTTACACATATTACCTTCGGGGATTCGGCACATGGAAATTTAAAGTATGTTTTTCAAAAAAATAATGAATACAAAAATGAAAAAGTTATTTGTATTAATGAGGATTTTTCAATAGGTCCTATTTATAAATTAGAATCTACAGAAGGAATGCAAGAAAGAAAACAATGGCTAAAAGAAGTACTAACAACAATAGGTCCAACTTCAGAATTAGATTATTTAGATTGGATTGAAACTACACTTAAACAAAATCCACAAATTGTAGAAGAAATCCCTAGTGGTAGTAAGGTAATCTTATGGCATGGGGAAAACGTATCTGATGCTATCGGTTTAAGGTTTGTGTTATCGCTTCTTCAAAATAAAAATATTCATTTTGAAGAAGTGAATGTTACAGATTTTAGCCATCATATCAAATATATAGTACAGGATTTACAAGACAAAGAGATTCCGTATGTACTAAGAAGTTTAAGTGAAATGCCTTCGGAATTAATTTTAGAAGCTCTTCAAATGAAAAAAGAATTATCTCATGTACAAGTTCACAGTCTAATACAAGATTGGGAAAAATGGTCTCAAACTAATGGTGTATTAAGAATAATAGAAGATGGACAAATAACTACTGTATTTGAAGATTATTATGATGTGTCCATCTTAGAAAATACATCAAATGAATATCAACGTGTATCTCGAATTGTTGGAGAGATAATGGGGAAAAATGAACAGCGTATAGGTGATACTTACTTAGCTTTCCGAGTACATCAACTAATTCAACAAGGAAAATTAAATTACCAAGGTGAAAGACCGAAGATGGAGATTCGATTACCATAAATAATCGACTATCTAGAACAGATAAAATACACTATTTCTTTTAGATGTTTTTAATTAAAGAAATAGTGTTTTTACTTTTGTGCGGAGAGTCAAACTTCATTTTCTATATTCAGAATAAAAGTATAGCGTTTCGAGAAAGGAGCATCCAATTGGATGCTTTTTATTATATAAAAATTACAAAGATGACGAAGAGGATGTGTGAAAGTAAATACTAATGAAAGAGTTTAAAACAAAAGAACAGAAGCGTAAGTTCTATGATAGTGGAGCTTGGAAACAATTACGTGAACAAGTAAAGAAGCGAGACAACTATGAGTGTCAGGAATGTAAACGAAATGGTCGTGTTCAAACAGACACCAATGAATACAGTGAGAGTGCAAAGCGTAAGAAGATACAGCTTGTTGTCCATCATATCAAAGAGCTTGAGCATCATCCTGATCTTGCATTAGAAATAGATAACCTTGAAACCGTCTGTGTTAATTGCCATAACAAAGAACATGGAAGAGTTTACGAAAAAAAACAAAATAAATGGGAACATGATGAAAAATGGTAAAACAATTTTAAAATAACACCCCCCCTTAAAATATTTCATGAAAAATTCGTCTTAGGGGCACCGGAGGAGGGGGTCGATTTTCTAAATTTATAAGTAAATTCGCGCGTTATATCAAATTGGAAAACGATGTAAATCAGAAGGGAGGGATATTGTGGCTAGAGTTAAGCGTGAAACAATGAGAAAAAGGATTGAAAAGGATTTAATAAATCAATTGAAAGAAAAAAAGATTGTAGGTAATCATTATGCTGACTTAATTCAAGATTATTTATCGCTGTGGGATTTAAAATGTATTCTTGTTGATGATATTGAAGAGACAGGAATAAAAGTATCCGGCATGCACGGTCCGAAATCCAATCCTTCTATTAATGATTTACATAAAACAAACGATCGAATGATAAAGATTTTAGATGCACTTGGATTAGAAGCATCGGCAGAAGAAAAGAAAGTTCCTTCAAAACCTGTGCGCTCTGCTAGAGATTTAACATGATTCAAAATGAATATGTAACTGAATATATTGAAATGTATCGAGCGGGAAAAATTAAGCTAAATAAAGAGCGCATAATGCTAATTGATTACCTAGAGAAATACATTTTAATACGTGATGATCTGTATTTTGATAATGAAATGCATGATGATTATATAAAGTTTACAGAGAAATGGTATTTTGAATTACAACCATTTCAGAAGTTTTTAACCGCTTTTGTATTTCTTTTTTATGAAGAAGACGATTCGGTTTTTTACGAACAGTTTCTAATTATGATGGCTCGTGGTGGCGGTAAAAATGGTTTGATTTCATCATTATGTCATTTCTTTATTAGTCCACTACACGGAATAGACCGCTACAATGTTTCAATAGTGGCTAACAACGAGAAGCAAGCTAAAGTTTCTTTTCGTGAAGTCTATGATGCTATTAAAGGAAAAGAAATACTAGAAGATATGTTTTATCGAACTAAGGTAGAGATACTGAGTAACGATACTCAAAGCATTATGCAATATCATACATCTAATGCTGGTTCTAAGGATGGACTTCGTGACGGTTGTGTTATTTACGATGAAATACATCGATATGAAAACTTTGATGTAGTAAATGTATTCTCTAGTGGACTTGGAAAAGTGCCAAATGCTAGAGAATTTTTTATTGGTACAGATGGTTTTGTTCGCGATGGGTTCTTAGACAAGACGAAAGAGCGAGCAATGAATATTCTAAAAGGCAAAGATTTAGAAGACCCATTGTTTCCCTTCATCTGCAAGATCGATAATCCAGAAGAAATTGATAATCCTGATGTGTGGGAAAAAGCGAATCCGATGTTTAGCGAGCCGAGAAGTTCTTACGCTAAACAATTATTTAAAAAGGTATTAACTCAATATAAACAATTAGAAAATAATCCTTCAAACCGTGAAGAATTTATAACAAAACGGATGAATTATCCCGAAACAGATTTAACAAAGTCTGTAGCTCCGTGGGAGGAAATCATGCGTACTGGTTATGAAGAAGATGGAGTAACGCTTAGAGAAGTTCCAAATCTAAGACACAAAACTGCTGTGGGCGGCCTCGACTTCGCCAGCATCAAGGACTTTGCATCAGTCGGATTACTGTTTAAACATGGTGAGGATTACATTTGGAAATCACATTCATTTGTAAGAAAAGGCTTTTTGGACAAAGTGAAATTAAAAGTACCTATTAAAGAATGGGAAGAACAAGGATTGCTTACTATTCTAGATGAACCAGTCATTAATATCTCTCACATTGTAGATTGGTTTGTAAAAATGCGTGAGTTATACGGGTTTAATACGATTGTAGCTGATACGTTCCGTCTTGATCTTGTTAAATCAGCACTTGAAGCTGAAGGTTTCATATTGTTATACATTCGTAATCCAAAAGCAATTCATTCCCTTTTAGCTCCACGAGTTGAAACATTATTTGCAAATAATCGTATTATTTTCGGAGATAATCCATTAATGCGTTGGTACACCAACAACGTTTACGTCCACATCAAAAAAGACGGCAACAAAGAATATCTGAAGAAAGATGAATTTAAGCGCAAAACAGATGGATTCCAAGCTTTTATTCATGCATTATGGCAAGCGGATAACATTCTCGTGGATGAATTCGACTTTATGCTAGATGGTATTAAATTCTAATAAAGGAGGTGATAATCATTGGATGGTTAGATTCAGTATTTAAAAGAAATAGTGAAGTAGGCTTTATGTTTGATATAGAAATGTTTATAGAAAAAGCAAATCGAATCCACATGAAACGACTCGCTATTGATACTTGTATTTCTTTTTTAGGTCGAACTATTAGTCAGTCAGAATTTAGAGTGAGAAATGGTAAGGAATTTGAAAAAAACGAACTCTATTATCGATTAAATGTTAGACCAAATAAGAATATGACAGCAAGCACCTTTTGGGAAAAGTATATTTACAAACTTATTTATGATAATGAAGCTTTAATTATACAAACTGGTGATGGTGATTTACTAATTGCGGATGATTTTGAGCATAATGAATATGCCGTTTTTGAAGATACTTTTACAAATGTTGTCGTAAAAGATTATCAATTTAAGAGAAGTTTTAAACAAAGTGAAGTTATTCATTTAAAATATCGGAATGATAAGTTAATACCGTTAATCGATGGGCTGTTTGCTGACTATGGTGATTTGTTCGGCAGGATATTAAATTCTCAAAAGCGGAAAAATCAAATTCGTGGAACTGTTGATATGGATATGGTTGCAGCAAAAAGTGAAAAGCATCAAGCAAAACTACAAGAATTCATTGATAACATGTATAAAGCTATTGGAGAGAAAGACGTTGCTATAATTCCACAACAACCCGGATTCAAATACGCTGAAACATCAAATGGTGGAAATTCTGGTCAAAGTGTCGATGAAATAAACAAAGTAACAAACGGTTTTCTTAATCAAGTTGCAATGACTATTGGTATTCCGACGGCTTTGTTATATGGGGAAATGGCTGATGTAGAAAAGCAAACAAAAAATTACATGCTTTTCACAGTAAAACCATTATTAAAAAAGATAGCAGACGAAGGTAATGTAAAATTCTTTGAACCGAATGAATATTTTGAAGGGCAAAAAATTGAAATTAAAGCCGTTTCGTATCAAAGTATATTTGACCTTGCAACAAGCATTGATAAGCTTATTTCTTCAAGTGCATTTACAGGAAATGAAATCCGATTAGAAGTAGGATATGAAGATTCTGATGATCCTAATTTAAATACACATCATATTACGAAGAATTATACGAAACTAACTGAATCAGAAGGAGGCGAAAAAGAAAATGACGGTGAAAATTGATGTAAAAGGACCGATAATTTCAAATGATGAAGCTTGGATATATGATTTGTTTGAAATGGATGCAACTTGTCCAGGGACAATAACAACAAAGCTTAATGAAGCAAATGGCGAGGATATTGTTGTAGCTATTAATAGTCCTGGTGGTTATGTATATGAAGGCTCAGAGATATATACAGCTTTAAAAAGTTATTCTGGACGTGTTGAAACACAAATTGTTGGTTTAGCTGCAAGTGCTGCTTCTTTCATTGCAATGGCAGGTGATAAAGTACGCATTGCGCCGACTGGACAGATTATGATTCATAATGGTTCTATGTGGAATCATGGTGACCACCAAGGAATGAAAAAGGCTGCCGATATGCTAAGAACAGTGGATAACTCCATTGTAAATGCTTATGTCATTAAAAGTGGTAAGTCTCAAGAAGAGTTACTTCAAATGATGGATGAGGAAACCTGGATGAGTCCACAACAAGCATTAGAAAATAAATTTGTAGATGAAATTATGTTTATGGAGAATCCAGTGAAAGTAACAGCTTCAAGCGCTGTCTCTGCAATGCTTCCGCAGAAAGTAATCGATGGACTTAGAAATGGTGTATTGAATAAAGAGAAAACACAAGGAATAACAAAAGAAGATTTAAGTGTAGCATTGGCAGGATTTAAAAACGAAATCTTAAATGATATACAAAATAATATAGAAGAGAAGCCAAAAGAGCCAAGTCCTAAACCTGTAAAAAACAGTGGGATTAAAGGGCTCTTTTTAAATTTATAAAAATTGGGGGAAACACATAATGGTCATTAAATTTAATAAATCAGAAGCGTTTACTAAGGCGAAAGCAAAATTAACAGATACTTTAACTAATGCGGAAAGTACAGAAAAAGAGCAAACAGCAGCATTTGAAAATTTCTTTGATGCATTGCAAACAGATGTAGCAAACAAAGTTCGTGAGCAAGTGAATAATGATATGCTTGATCGTTCAATTTTACAACGACGTGGTCAAAATGTTTTAACTTCAGCGGAAACAAAATTCTTCAATGCTGTTGTAAAGGAAGGTGGATTTACGGACGGTGAAATTCTTCCTGTAACAACACAAGAGCGTGTATTTGAAGATTTAGTTACAGAGCATCCGTTATTGGCTGAAATTGGTCTGCAAGATTTAGGAGCTGTTACGAAATTTATCTATTCCGATGCGACGAAAGCATATGTATGGGGCGAGTTATTCGGCGAAATTCGTGGGCAAATTGATGCTATATTTAAACAAGAAAAAATTGGACAACTTAAATTAACAGCATTTGCAGCGATTCCGAATGATATGAGAGAACTTGGACCAGAATGGGTTGAACGCTATGTTCGAACTGTTTTAGTAGAAACATATTCTGTTGGTCTAGAATTCGGTTTCATTAATGGCGGTGGTTCAGTCGCACATCAACCAGTTGGTTTAATGAAGGATGTAAACCCAGAGACAGGCGCAGTTACTGATAAAAAATCTTCTGGTAAATTAACATTTGCGCCATCTGAAAAGGGCGTGATTGTAGCTGGAGAACTCTATGAAGTAGTAAAAGCGTTATCTGTTGATGCAAAAGGCAAATCAAGAAAAGTATTAAATAAAATTGTAATGGTTGTTAACCCAATTGATGCAATTGGAGTACAAGCACGTAATACAATTCAAACTGCAACGGGTCAATGGGTAATGGCATTACCTTATAACATTAAACCTGTAGAGTGTGAAGAAGTTCCAGTTGGTAAGGCATTATTCTTTGTAAAAGGACAATATATTGCTGCTATTGCAGGAGGATATAAATTAAAAGAATTTGATCAAACGTTAGCTTTCGAAGATGCTACTCTTTATACAATTAAACAATTTGCTAACGGGAAACCGAAAGATAACAAAGCGGCTCTTGTTTATGATTTAGATATTTCATTTGCGCCACCTGCAGAAACAAAAACTAAATAAAGGGTGAAGCGAATGAACAACGCAACAATTTCAGTTGAAACATTGCAGGAATTCAAAGATAGGATGCACTTAGGTGATGATGAAGACGATAACTTAAAGCGCATTCTATCAACGTCTAATAAAGCCTTATTAAGAGTTTGTGGTGATTATGACATTGACAATGACGAGGAGTTCAAAGAATTAGTATTTGAACGTTCTCGTTATGTTTATAATGATGCCCTAGAGTATTTTGATAAGAATTTTTTAAGTCAAATTAATAGTTTAGGCATTGATAAAGCATTAGAAGAAATCAAATTGGACGGTGATTAATATGCGTCCTTTTCAGTACAAAAAGCCACTGAATACAGGAGATCGTAGGAATCGAATTATTATTGAACAACCTGA